CGCCGCGCTCGGGTCCGCAAACTGCGCCCGGCCGCTGCCGTCGCGCAACACCAGCTTGCTCGCCGTCGCCGCGCTGGTCGCATCGTCCAGCTTCGCCTTGTCCGTGTTCGCCATGAACCCGCTGGCCTCGCTGGTCGCCAGCCCTGGCATGGCGTGAACGTGATCCGCGCGCGCCAGATGCCCAGATGTGCCAGTGACCGCCGTGGCGCCGATCGTCTCGTTTGCAGGCGCCTCGTTCGCTGTTAATGCATGTCCATGATCGCCACGCGAAAACAGAGATTGCACCCCGGCTCCCCCAGACGATGCAGGTGTCAATGTCGTGGGCTGCGTATTGGACGGCGGCGGGACCTTTGTCCACCCGTAAGCCGAGCTGTACACGAACATACAATACTGCACCGTATCGTAGTAAACTTGCCCCTCCACCGGCGAACTCGGCGCACTCGCCAGATTCTGAATCCTGGCATTCTGCAGCTCGTTCTTGTTCAGATCAATGTTGTTGAGAATCTTCACTTCTTCTGCCTCCTGACCCCTGACTCCTAGTTACAATACGCCTTCCCCGCAAACGCCCCCGAAAAGGCCACCCGCAGGCTGTCCTGGTCCAGGTACTCCACGTCCCCCACCACCCAACTGCCGGCCGAATCCACCACGCTCACTGCCGGATACTTCGCCAGGGCGTGCGTGATCAGCCAGATCGCCGCCGGAACATCCTGCGTGTGCCGATAGAACTTGTCGCCCCCCACCAGCTCGATAGCCGGCGCCACCGTCAGCGCCACCACCTCCGGCGCCACCGTCACCGCCACCTGCTGTTCCTGCACCGTCACCGGCGTCGTAGCCAGCGAAACCGTCACCGGCGTCGCGGCCGGCTGCACCACCACGCCAATCGTCTCGGCCTGCACGATCACCGTCGGCTCGCTCACCGCGTCACCTCGTAATCTCAAGCGCCAACGTCACTGCCCCCTGCAACAACCGATACACCGTCCCATCGGCCAGCACGACCTCCAAATCATACACGGCGCGTGTGAAGCTCAACCCCGTCGTCGTCTCAGCCGTCAGCGTCAACGTCAGCGTTGCGTGCTGCGTATCACTTACTGCGATCACGATCCGGCCATTGGCTGTAGACAACTCCACTACCGGCGTCACGCTGGTCACCACCAGCCGCGCCTGCATCCGCGCTGTCGCACCCGTCAAGTCCAGGCCCGTTACCTGGACGACCAACCGCCAGGTCGCACCCTGCTCGATCACGATGTCATAATACCCTGCGGCCATGCTTCATTCCCTAACAATCACTTAGCCTCTGAGCGCACCCGCCGATACAGACAATCGCACCGGCAACCCGGAAACCGCAGCGGCCGCTCGTGCCCGCTCGGAAACTGCTCATCCAACGGAATCCACCCTGCCGCCTCGTTTGTCCGGCAACCCTCACTCACCCGGTCGTCTCCCACCGTCAGCCACTTCTTCTCCATCGTCAGTCCGGCCGCCGCCATCTCCTGCGCCACGATCCGATTGCCTTCTTCATACGCGTTTCCGGTCTCCGTCACCGCTACCAGGTGCGCCCGACTGTCAATATGCAGCTGCGGCTTCCCCTCGGCAAACTCCGCAAACCGGTCGGTGATCTCCTCTGCGATCTGATCGTAACTCCAACCTTCCTCCGTCCCCCGCTTCACGATGTCACGGATTTCCGCGCGGGTCGTATCGTTCACTTTCGTGACCAACTGCGCCCCGTAGCCGCGCACGTACTCCACAGCACGAGGATTCTTCAAGCTGAACGAAATACCATACTCCGCTGCCAGCGCCTGCCCCCCGGCCTCCAGCGCCCCCTCGACGGCGACCTGCACCGCCCGGCTCATCCGTGGCGTCCCAGCCGACAACGCGGCCTCCGTGGCCGCAGCTACGTCCGCCCCATCCGCGACGGCCCCCTCGAACGTCGTGCCCTGCTCACGAAATGCCTTCCCAGCCTCATCCTCCAGCCGCTCGCCGACCTTCTGCAGCGCGCGACGCTTCCCTGCGCGCCCCGCTGCCTCCAGGAAACGATCCAACAATGCCAGCAGGTGCCGGCCAGCTTCCGACTTCCAGCTCCTAGCTCCCAGCGCCATACTTCTCCACGAACCCTCGTACCGCTTCCCGCAACTCCCGCACCGCCTCCGTGAACGTCGCCTCCGCTCCCTGCTCCCCGATTCCCGACTCCCCTGGCTTCGCCAGCCTGTCCTGGCGAAGCAAGGGGACAGGCTGACCCCTGCCCTCGTCTGGATAGAGCCGGTCGAGCAGGTCGTCCACATCGTCCTCGCCCAACGCTGTCAACAGCAGCCGCGCCAGCGTCCGGTCGTCCATCGTGCCGGCCGGCGGATGCCCCTGCAGCGTCGCCGCGTCCACGATCGCCCCCACACGCGCCTGCACGTCATGTTCCAGGATCGGCGGATAGTCCACGTCCACCGTCAAGTCCAGCGCCTGGCCGGTCTCCGGGTCTCGCAGCGTCACCAGTGGCGTCCCGTCATCTTCCTCCACCACCGACCCCAGCGCGTGGAGCGGCCCGCTCGGCGCTCGCACTGCCCAGACGATCACGAACCCGATGATCCCCTTCAACACATCGGCCCACAGCATCTGCCTGGCCCTCATTTGCAACTCCGTAGGACGATCCAGGCTCTTCGCCGTTGCCAGCGTCCCCACGCTCACGTCCCCGAAGAAGCTCTCCGGCAGCCCCGTCGTCGCCGCCACCATCAATAGCAGCCGCCGGCCATCCTCCGCGCTCGTCGTCGCGCCCGCCGTGCGGATCGGCGACAGCTGCGTCCCCTCGCCCGCAATGAACGCCGCCCCCGTCACCGGCGGCGGATTCGTCTCCGCCGCGGTCGGGCTGCTCCCATAGGTCGTCGCCAACTTCCCCTTGGCCGCCGCGATCCCCGCCTTGCCCCCCTTCGTCGTCACCTGCCAGGCGAACCGGCTATAGGCCCGCACGATCGTCACCCAGTCCTCCAGGAATTCCTTATATGCCTTCGCCCAGTCAATTGCCGCGTACACCTCGCTCACACCGAAACGCATGTCGCTCAGCGCGTTGACCTTCACGTGATAGACTGGCGTCTCCCACCGCACCTCATGCGGCCCGATGCGCACCGGCTTGACTCTCGGCGTATACCGCCAATCGGGATAGTACGCCGTGCGCTGCGTGGTCGCTATCCCTCCGCTATCCATATCGAGCTTCTGTTCCTGCCACGTGCGCCGATAGAACCACGGCTCCTTGCCGTCCTCGGGATTGCAAATGATCTCCTCGACCTCATCCGGCTGGATCGTCCGCACCCGCACCCGCCCCGACGACCGATTGACGAAGAACACGAAGAACAGATTGCTGAAGAGCTGCAGCTCCATCTCCTTCTGCATCGACGCCTGTTGACTCGTCAACTCCGCCTGGTTCTTGGCGTCATCCAGGAACTTCTGCACCACGGCATTCACCGCCGGCACCCGGCCATACACGTTCACTCCCTGGCCGAACACGTAGAGGGTCTGGACCCCCACCCCACGCTTGATCAGCGGACTCTTCAGCCACATCACCCGCGCCAGCCGGTTGATCTGCCGCAGCCCCTCCCGGCTGAACTCCTGCTCGGCCTGAAACGTCACCCGCAACCAGCTCACGTCCTCCAGCGCCAGCTCCAGGTCGGCCATCCGCTCACGCAGCGCCGTCAGCTGCGCATCTTTGTCGCGCGTCGCCTCTCTCAGCCGCGACAGATCATCCGCCGCCAGCCGCCGACCCACCTCCTGCAGAATGCTCATCCCGTGTCCTCGTCCCCAAGCGGAATTTTCGGGCCATCCTCACTTCTGGCGACCGTCGTGTGTGGGTAGTCGCTATGACTATCCGAAGTAATACCGTCCATCTCCCCCTCTCCCACCGCCCAATCCGCCGCCGGCGTCCACCTCAACACGTCGCTCGCCCGCCGCCGCCCTCTACTCACTGATCCCTGACTCCCCTGGCTTCGCCAGCCTGTCCTGGCGAAGCCAGGGGACACGCTGCCCACTACCCCCTGGCGTTTCTTCCGGCACGAACACTGCCAGCCCAGGTATGTCTTCCCACACCGATGACAGACCAGCGGCTTCCGGCGTGGCATCTCTCACTCTCCCACGCCGCCAACCCTCACACACACCCTCGACTGCCGTGTGATCCCTGGTAGGCTGCGCACCCGGTCCTGCCGGGGGTATACTGGGAGCCAGTAAACGGCGCGGCCCCCCGCCCGCCATCTTGGAAGCCCACGGCGTCACCCGTGGGCTTTGTGTTTTCGCTCATGGTCGCACCTCCGCGCCGGCCGGCGTAGGCCGGGGGGTGAAGACGCGTTTTTCTTTCTTTTCCCGCGCCAACTCGCGTCGCACAGCGTCGCGGATGATGCGTACCAGAGTTGCGTCTTCTGATTCGCCACGGGTTTCCGCCAGGGTCGCCAGTGCAACACGTTCAAGAGCAGGTACAGGAATACGATAGACAGCGGTCATGTCTCACCTCGCGAGTAGCATAGCACACCTCAGAACGCGTTTG